GTGTGGTGAGGGTACTATCACAGGAATTAACCCAAGTATTCCAGCTGGAATTTATTTCTGTAATTAAATTAGGGGGGAGGGTGGTTAGTTCACCAGTTAGTAAAGACCGATCTCGTACCGTATCTAGGTACCAGTTGGCTTCAATCCCCGGATTACCGCTGTCGTTTAATACATCGACTAGCGTGAGTACTGTGTCACCGGTAGCTGCCTCTACAGCAGCTATTAAGGCGCTCTCACTGTAGTTTACAACCTCGGCAGTGCCACTGGGTAACCCGTAGTGATAATCGCTCTTAGCGTAGTTGTAGGCGCGTACAATGTTACGCCCACCTGCGTTCACCATGTCTTCAACTATCCCAGAGGAAATGTCATTCTTCCGTAGGATAGATCGCATGAGGGATTCACCTAATAGATCAACTTCACGATCCACTAAGGGAACGGAAGTGGCGGCAACTGCAACTTTTCGTTTACTAGAGAAAAAACCCATAACCTAAAAAAGGGGGCTTACGCCCCCTATCCCTTCCAAAAAGGATTAAACACTAACGCCAATGCCTTGTTTGGCTTTGGTCACCACTTCGCCAATCTCTGTGTTTGATAAACCAGTACCTGACACAGTAAAGCCTTCGTCCGTCGTACGTTGTACTGACCAGATATCTAAGAAGGTTTTCGCCAGCTTCTGCTCCGCATCGCGGGCAAAACCATCAGTCTGTGCCTGGTATAGATTCTTCTGCTTACCCAGTACGCCGGTTACCGCAACGCCATCAACAGTGTCGGCTGTCTGTGCTTCCTCAGTCGCTTTGCGCTGGTTCAGTACTTCAACTTCTTTGTTAATCTTAGTAACGCCTGCTACAACAGCCAGCCTTTCTTGGTCAGTCTTACTGGTTTGTGAATCCACTAATAGACCTTGCTTGGTTAACTGTGCACGCTGCGCAGTAGATGCCAGAACATCTTCGGAAAGCTTATCGATCTGCTTGTTAACCAGATTACCCTGTAAGGGGATATTCGCTGACTCCAGCGTTAGGTTAGCTGCTTGTTGATCAACCAGTGTCTTGTCTGAAGCTGTCTTGGTTTGCTGGATACCTAGGTAATTAGTCTCTGCAGCGATCTTCAAACCAACTAAGTTAATGTTGGATTTCTCAGCAACAAGGTTAACTTTCTGTTGGGTCACCAGCGCAGTGTCTTCGACAGCTTTAATGATCTGTTCATCCAATACCGCATTCTGCTTATCCAGTTGAGCACCTTGCTTCACTAGGTTCAGCTGTTCGGTAGCCATGTTCTGGAGCTGCTGGGTTACCAAGAGTTCTTCTTTAGCAGTCTTGGAGGCTTGTGCCGCCAATAGCGTAGCCTGTGCATCAGACTGTTCTTTGGTGAGGGCATATTGAATGGATTGCTGCAGTACTGCGTTCATCGCACCCAAGTAGAGAGTAGAGTAATCTTCCCCGGAGAACCGGTTCTTCTTATACTCCTGGTCCAGGTGCACTCGCACAGCACGCATAAGGGAGTCAAAGACTCCCGTGCCGTTGAGTTCGCCTGATGTGATATCAACGACTTCCATAATTAATCCTCAATGCCGCCAGCCATTGCTTGGCGTTTAGCTAGATCTGATAACTCTTTATCTGTGAGCGGTGGAAGCACATCAACAGAGAACTCAGGGATCAAAGTACCTTTACGGATCTTCTCACCACGAGGGCCGTTCACTGTCTTAAACACCTGACACTTACGGGCTTTAACTTGTTGGAAAACGATTTCTGGGATATGCCAGCCATCTTCAATGTTGAAAGGTACATAGTTTCGGAATGTACCGACTACTGAGTTAGCAACGGTAAAGATTTCACCTTGCCACTCGCGTTTGTTGGGGTTCATGCAAGTAACACGTACTCGAACCAATGCGCCTGCTTCTTTACGTAAGCGGCTGCGTCGTTGTCCTGCAGATTCTTTGGCTTCTTTCTTGGGAGCCTCGGCTACAGGGTCTTCATCATTGAGTGCATCTTCGATACGTACACGCAATTTTTCTACACCAATGTTTTTGCTATAACTAACACCCATTTGGTCAGCGCGTGCTTTAAGTACACTTAGCTCATCTTGGATCATTTCATCTGTCATGGTGGAATACTCGAATTAGGGGAGGAAGGAAAAGGAAAGCCCCGCCAGAAGGCAGGGCTTAGAGTCAGACTACAAAGAAGCAGCAGTCTTGATTAGAGCGATACGCTCTGGACGTAGGATCAAAGAACCGTAGTACCACTTGATTGACATAAAGCCAGTCTCGCCGTAAGGGTCGGTACGATCAGCAGTCGCTTCACCAGGCTTCTTGTGAGTGATCTTGAACTTCACAGTCTTACCGTCAGTTTGGAAACCGATGGTAGTGAAAGAACCGTCACCAACACAGAGCATTGGGAATACGTCTACGTTGTCGCCAGTAGTGTAAGCAACACCGTTTACATCAGCAGCACCTGCACCAGCGAACTTCATCATCTCTGGAACAACTACGATGCGGAACTGATCAACAGAACCAATCTCACCATTTAATACGTTACCAGCATCAGCATACTGCTGAACTGAAACGAATGCTGGGTTGCCGTGTAAGTCAGTCATGGCGCGTAGAGTTGGGATTAACTCAGAACCAATGTACATAACACGAGCAGCAGCGATGGTCTTGGTGTCTACCATACGTGAACCAGCAATCACCTTAGTGTGCTTAGGTGTACGGTTGTTGTCCAAGTCGATGGCTAACTTCATCAAGTCTTCGTAGGTAACCAAAGAGGTTTCGCCTACAGTACCGTCAGTAGTGGCTTCGCCAGCGTAACGTACAGTGCCTGCACCGTTTAACAAATCTACCTGAAGAGCGTCTTCAGTGATTTCGTTAGCACCACGAAGCATTTCGCGGTTAACGTGCATCATCAATTCGCCGTCAGTGTCAAAGTCCAAAGACTCTTGAGTGTACTCGTCGAAGAAACCGAACTTCTCGATTGCGCCTTCTAACTCTACACGCTTGAAACCAACACGGTTAACACGACCACCGTGCTCAGTAAGAGCAGGTAACTTACCAGCGATAGCGCCTACGTCCTTAGAAGAACCGTAGATGTTACCGGCAGCGATAGTAGCGCCAGCGGCGTCGATGCCTTGGTCGTTTACGTTGCGATCATCCAACAATGGAAGGTAGTGGTATAACTTGATGCTCTTGCCAAAGTTCTTAGGCATGGCAGTAACATCGGCTAGCTGAGAGAAATACTGTTCCTTAACAGTTTCAATCAGGGCTTTCTTAACGTGATAATCCGTACGGATCTGACCACCAATGCCGGAAGGTGTTCCGCCAATTGGATCGTTATATGCTTGAGACATTATTTACTCCTAGTAAACATAAATATAAATTTAACTAAATTTTGAAGAAACGAGTTTTTCAAAGTCTTCATCACTCAGGTTGAGTGGGTTGAAGTCGGCTGGAAGAGTCGATTTAGTAGGTGCAGACTTTGTGGGTGCTGCTGCCTTCTTACGACTTGCCATTTTCGGGTCAGGTTGTTTCTTCGGCTTAGGAGTAGATCTAGGTTGTGGGGTGGGCTTCTGCGCTTCGTTTGCAAAGCCGCCACTCGCATGAATCTGGTCACCTATTTGCCGATAGGCTTCAATATCTGAAAGCCCATTCAACCGACCGAGCATCCGCTCTTTTTGGATCGTAGAATCAATTTGTGCATAGATGCCGTTAGACACATGCTCATTGATTAATTTTATGATCTGCGGATTATCTACAACGATTTTGCGACTTGCTTCATCCCACTTGTTGCTTACGAGGTCGATAGTTTTACTGTATGTCGAAGTGTCTTGAATTTCTTCAAGTACCGAATCCAGTTCAATCTCTTTATCGTGTACAGTGTAAGTGTTTGGTTTGTAGTCGGTATTATCAGAGGTATCTACATCCAGTGGGTCAAGACCGCTGTCCTGGATAAGTTGTTTGATGGCGTCTGGATTCTTCTTATCCAGATCTATGAGGTAGGATAACTTCGCTTCTGTTAATAAGCTATTGTTCTCCAACATCTTCAGTAGTTTGAGGTTCGGTTTTAATGCAGTCATCTTCTGGCCATAGTTAGCGCCCATCTGCATTAGCTGAATTGCCTCGTCTACCGAGTCTACTGTCAGCTCTTTACCATTCGCTTTGAATGGTGCCATGACTCTGTTGTATTCTTTCTTGTAGTCGAAGTCTTCTGAAGTACTGTCCTGTTCCTCTGCGGACTCTTCCTTCTCAGATGATTCAACTTCTTCAGTTTCTTTTTCAGAACCAGT